GCCGTCGCCGGTCAAGGTCGAGCCGGTGCCGGCGGTGCCGGTGGCGAGATATTGCACATAGGCGTTGGAGCCGGACTTGAACGCCTGATAGAGCAGGCCGTCGAACACCAGCGCGTTGGTCGAATTGTCGCTGCCGAGCGCGGCCGCTGTCTGCGTGCCGGCCGCGTTGGCGGTGATCACCAGCGAATTGATGGTGGTGATGGCGCCGAGCACTTCGGAGCCGGCAGCGCCCCAGAACCAGGCATAGCCCATGGCGCCAGAGACCGGCGCGACGCTCGCGGCGATCGAGCCGGAAGTGCCCGACGAGATCGACGCCGTGGCATTGGCCGATTTTCCGGCCGCGCCGCCGCCGAACGTGTCCGACGAACCGTCGGCATTGCTGCGCGTGATGGCGCCCTGGATGCCGCCGGTGATGGAGCCGTTGACGATAGCATCGAGCGACAGCGCGACGCAGATGACGCTATAGGGCGACGCCGCCGCGGTGAGGCCGCCCCCGGAGGTCGACGGCGCCAGCGACGGCGTCGGCGTGGTGCCGAGCGGCACCGAGGTATTGCCGCCCAGGATCAAGAGCTCCTCGCCGAGCATGCAGGCTTCGAGCCCGATCTTGGCGCCGATCGCCTTGATGTCGTCAAAGCCCATGCCGGCATATTGCGCCTCGAAGTCGACCGAGGTTTCGATGCCGATGCCCTTGTAGGCGGCGCTGTAGTCTTGCGTCGCCACCGCGCTGACGCCGCCGCGGTTGCCGCCAGAGACGCCGATGCGCAAGCCCGTGGTGTTGATGCCGGTCACCGCGCGCCAATTGGCCTGGATGCCGCCCTTGCCGGAGACGCGCGGGATCTCGTTGCGCAGCGGCGTGAGCATCGGATAGACGAATTTGGCGCCGGTCTCGAGGTCGTAATAAGTCAGGCCCGAGGTCGGCGAATTCGATTCCGAAAACGTCGTTTTCGCCAGCGGATCGCCGGGCAGCGGATTGGCATGCGCCTTCTCGATCTCGCGCAGGAAGCTGCCGGCATTGGTCAGCGCGGCGCTGTAATCCTGCATGGTGTGCGGCAAGGCCGACTTGGCAAGGAGGTGCGGAAGGTTGGGCTGATACATGGTGTGGTTCCCGTGGTTGGTTGTTTGGTTGGTTGGTTGATGGCGTGAGAAAATTCGCGATCGTCATTCCGGATCGACGCGAAGCGTCGAGTCCGGAATCCAAAACCCCCACCCCACCCTCCCCCGCACGCGGGGGAGGGAAGGGAGGGGGCGTTATGGAATCCGGGCTCCTGGCTTCGCTCGGCCCCGGAATGACGGCAGGTGAAAGCGGCGTTAGTCTCGACGCGGGCGAAAACCCGGAATGGCGCGCATCGGCTGCGATTGCGCCTTGCGGATCGCGGCCTCGGCGAGCGCTTCGAGCGCGCCCGGCTGATCGAGCAGCGCTTCCGGTTTTGGAAAGATCGAGTCCTCGCTCTTTTCGGCGACGCGCACCGAGGTGGTGCCGAGCGGCAACGGCTGCGCCTCGATTTTCTTCACGCGCGCGGCGAGCTCGTCCACGTGCGAGGTCACGGCCTGCATCGCCTTGGCCAAAGAGCCATCGAAGACCTTGGCGAGCTTTGCCGTCGCATCGTCATCGGCAGCTTCGGCGGCGCCCTCGCCGGCCTGCGGCGAAAATCTCGGCCGCGTCTCGACCTTGGCGCCAGCAACCGGTCCGGCCGCGGCGCAGCAGTCCGGATCGAGCCCGACCAGGAGATCGTGGGTTTGCTTGATGCGCTCCTTGTCGGCCTTGGAGTGGCGCGCGCCGATCTTGGCGAGAGCCTCGGCCAGCGCGGCAGACACGGGATTGTCCTTGAACTTGCGCAGCTCGGTCGAGCCGTCGGCCTTGATCACCGCAAAGGTCGCTTCCGGCAAGCACGGGTTATCGACCAGCGACACCTCCATGGGCTCGGCGGTGTAGCGCATCAGCGCCGGCTCGTCGGGATCCGGCCAGCGCTTGAGATAGCGCCCGCCTTGCGAGAAGCCGGTATAGACGCCCTGCTCGACTTTTTCCCACTCGGCGTCGTCGACCACCTTGCCGCAGATCTCGATGCGTCTTTGCTCGTCGTTGAACGCGATCTCGACGAGCTTGCCGGCCGCCACGTTGGAATGCATGGCGCGCAAATTTCCGAGGCTCTTGCCGTCGGTGACGCTGGCGAAATTGCGCGACCATTTCTGATAATGAGGCTTGGTGCTTGCGTAGTCACAGACTTCGCCGCGAATATCGGGCTTCTCTGCGGTGACGACGCCATAAACCAGGCGCTGCGCCGCATCGATCTTGGTAATGGGAACGAAGATGTTCATGTCGTTCATTGCGCACTCCTTGTTGCGTCGTTGCCGCGCATGCGTGTTGGTTTGACCGGCGCGCTGTGCGCGCTCCGGTCAGGGAACGGTTACCGATTTGGCGAAGCTTGAAGCAGAGAACGGTAGACGCACCGGCTGGAGAATTACCAGCGATCCGTTCAGCCGGCCGAGTAATAGATCAGGACAAAAACACTCAGCGGCAAGATTATGGTGGACAGCAGGCGCCGCCAAGCTCGCTGATATATCCACGCAAATGAGATCATCACAGCAATGCCAGCCGACATCAGCCAGCCCACAACAATAAGAAGTGGCATGGAACCAATGCCCGGCTCGCCTGGGCCGTGAATGTAATTGATGAAGGCCGCGGGCCAGAAAACAGCCAGTATACTCGGCCAATAGAGGAACCGATCCTTTATCGGGATGATTTGATCGTTGCTCGCGGCTTGCATATCGGACTTATTGCCTACTTTGCCGAATTCGTCCGGACTCATAGAGATCGTAGCCCTTTAGATTATCTTCGACATCCCGTTTGGACAAGTGTGAGTAGACTTCGTCCCTCGGATCGCCAGGATCAAATGTAGACAATTCCTTGGCATAAGCGTCCGCTATTGCGAGGAAATCCTCCCTGCTGACGCCCGCCGCCGCCATGAAGACGCCGGTCGCGATACTCGTATAGTGGCGATAATCGCGAACGTAGCTGTAATCGAACCGTTCGGCATCGAAAGAGCCGCCATGGGTGAAGGGCTCCAATTCATGAGCGATGTTCGCTACTAATCCGGCCATAACGCTCTCATTCCGGGTCACTGGCTCATCTATCTGGCTTTTCCACGCCTGAATATACCCGGCCAAGTGCGACGCGGCCCCTGCCTGTGCATACTTTTCCGGCGGCAGGTCATCCGGCCGAAGCATCGGCTTGCCTTGATCATCGAGAATCGGCCGGCCCGAACTGTCCAGGAATTGCACCGGATGCTTCGGATGATCGGCCGGAATTTCGCTCGCCCCAATGGGGTGATAGGTTCGCAGTTGAGGTGGCACCAAATTGGCCAGGCGGCGCCGCAAATCCTGCAGGTGTCGTGAGAAAAAATCGCTTACCGATCCGCTTCCGCCGTCTTTGGTCCACTCTCCTCCGCCGGGACTGTACTTCGGCTTACGCGGCTCTTCAGGGTCATAATCTTTGACAAGAGTTCGCCTCGCGATGCCGGGCGCGCGTCGCGCGTGCGCTCCTTCTTCCCCCTCCGCATTCGCCTCGATCGGCAAATAGCCGATGGCCGGCGCCATCGGCCGGCTGGAGCTACGCTCTTTTAGCAATTTTCGCAGCTCCGCTTTCGCCAGCGCCAGGAATTCTTCACCGGCCTTGCGAATCTCGTAGGGGAGCGCCTCCAAGTCGCAGCGGATCGCTGTGATCTCCGCGCGGCGCTGCCGCAGCAATTCGTCCTCGTCCGGCCCGGCGAGCACGCGGATCGCTTTGGCAATCTCGAGCCGTGCGTGCAACGTTTGCGGCACAGCGCTCAAGGTGCGCGGCAGTGAAGGTTTCATCTTGGATCCTTGCATTCGTCATTGCCGGTCACGGCACCGAAAAGGCAAAGCAGATGATGCGGGCGAGCCACTCGTCGAAATCGTCCCTGGACGACTTGGGCCGCGGTCTCGCCGGGCACGAATTTTGCCCGTCGGCGCTTGGCGAATAGCTCTATCGCCATGATAAAGCTCCGCTGGGTTCAGTTAGGAATACCGCTTTAGCTCGCCGCTGCTGCCTAAATCATGGATGGGGTTTTCTAAGCGTCATAACCTCATGTGCGCGACAAACAGGGCATTGCATATGGCGGTCAGTTATCTCAGAATTTCCGGCATCTATGATTTGTAAAATTCCCTGACCGCATTTTGGACACGCAACCGAAGCTTTCGGATCGACCGCCAGAATTTTCACCGCCTCAATCCAGCGCTGCCGTTGGGCGTTGACTTGTTCGGTCATTGGTCCATGACTCCCGATCGAAGCACTTTGTCTACAAACTTTCGGGCGGCGTCCAACTCGAGCGCGGCTGATTCTCCTGAATGGACACCAGTGGCTCCCGCGACCGTAGTATTTAGTCTATACAACTCCTGCAATACTGTCGCTTGCGTCTCCTGTGGCGTTGCAAACGCCCCTGGGCCTATTGAAAAGCCACTTTTATCAAAGTTCGTCATGGCTGATATAATACGGACTGTCACCGGTTGCCGCGGCGTCCACCTGCGTGTCAGTCGCCAGTTGAGCGTATTGGCGCGGCTTCGGCACGCCGCCTGCGCCTTGACCGGCAATTGTCGCTGACGACACATCACCGTCCGCGTTCGTCCACTGCCCGCCATCGCGATTGCCGGCGGGTACGCGCGGTTGGTCGGCGTTGTATTTTTTTAGCGCCGCTCGCAGCTCCGCCTTCGCCAGCGTTGCGGCCGCCTCGAAGGCCTTGCGTATGTCGGCAGCAAGCAACTCGACATCGCGGCGGAGCAGTGCGATCTCACCGCGCCGCTGGCGCAGCAGTTCGCCCTCGTCCGGGCCCGCCAATGTGCGAATCGCCTTGGCGATTTCGAATTGCACGTGCAGCGCCCGAGGCACGGCGCTTTCGATGCGTGGCAGCGGCGGTTTCATGTGGTTTGATCTTTGTTGGCGGAGTAGGTGCAAGCGTCTTGCGGCTGTCGCCGGGCACAAACTTGGCGCGGCGGCGCTTGGCCAGGTCGCCGACGAAGCCCGCTCCCTAACCCTCCCCCGCAAGCGGGGCAGGGTTAGGGAGGGGGAATCCTGGAACTGATTGATCTGGTCCGGCGTCCAGCCCTGCGGCACGCCGATCAGCGCGTCGGGGATCGAGCCTTCGCTGTAGTAGTCGAGCCGCTGGAGTGTAAGAAAGCGCTCGATCTCTCGGCGATCGCTACCTCATCGTTCTCGAGAGCGCCCCGGTTTCAATTGTCGCCGAAGATTATCGGCTATCGAGCGGAGTTTGGGGTCAGGTCCTTCGTATTGCACTGCCTCAACCGCATCGCGAATCTTGGCCACTTGATCGTCAGACATGTTGCCATCGTTCGCAGGTGCATTCACAATCGAGACTTCAACGTCATCGCCGTTGTGCCGTTTTCGATAAATGCGTCCTTCCACGAGCATACCCCTTACCAATTCGACATGGTCATGAACCTCTTTCGGCGTCGCTGAAAGGCCAGAGATTTGGACCGAATACGGCGGCTCCACAGCATTGATTCCGCCCCAAATCATGGAATCGACCAAAGCGTCAGGGCTCTGGCCGTGCCGATCCGGCGCACCAATCGAGGCGAGGAGCGCATGATAAAAATCCAGCACCGTTTTCCATTTTGTGGCATCGAGCTCGATGGTTCGCATGATCTCTACTCGCCGCGCGGGTTCAGGTTGAGACGATAGAAGCTGCGGTAATGATTGTTGGTGTAATACATCGCTCCAATACCAGCATCAATCACGATCCTACCAACGCCTCTGCCGGCGCCAAGCCCCGGCACATCGAAAGCAATATACCCGCTCGCGCCAGGAGGTAGAACAGCGCCTGTCTCATAGTGCGGACGGTTCTCGTAGGCATGCGGATACAACGTGCTGAAGTCCTGATTTAATATAAGAGTCAGTGCGTCTGCAACATTTTGCTGTTCGTTCGGCAATATCGGACCGTTCAATCCTTTTGGGTCTAACGGATCTCTTCCTGGCGGACGCGCAATCGTAAACCCGCGCGGCGTGACCTCGTTCTGTGCAAGCCGCGGAACGTTGTCAGAAGCGTTAGCCTCGCCGGTACCGGTCTCATCCGTCAGCGTGCCGGTATCTATTGCGGCGTATCGTTTGGGCGACTTCGACCCAACGCCCGCGGCATTAGAACTATCTGCCGACGATCCGTTGCCACCGTCGCTCGTCCACTGCCCGCCATCGGGATTGCCGGCGGGCACGCGCGGTTGGTCGACGCTGTATTTTTTCAGCGCCGCCCGCAACTCCGCTTTTGCCAGCGTTGCGGCCGCCTCGAAGGCTTTGTGCAGGTCGCGGGAAAGCGCCTCCAAATCGCGGCGGATCGCGGCGATCTCCGCGCGGCGCTGCCGCAGCAGTTCGTCCTCGCCCGGCCCGGCGAGCGTGCGGATCGCTTTGGCGATCTCAAGGCGCGCGTGCAAAGTCTGCGGCACGGCGCTCAAGGTGCGTGGCAGCGGAGGCTTCATCCCTAAATCCTTGCATTGGTTGTTGCCGGTCACGGCACCGAAAACGCAAAGCAGATGATGCGGGCGAGCCACTCGTCGAAATCGTCCTTGTGCTGCGGCTCCTTGGTCTGCACGACCTTGGCGGCGGTCTCGCCGGGCACGAATTTTGCCCGCCGGCGCTTGGCCAGGTCGCCGGCGAAGCCCCACCCTTCCCTCCCCCGCAAGCGGGGGAGGGTTAGGGTGGGGGAATCCTGGAACTGTTTGATCTGGTCCGGCGTCCAGCCCTGCGGCACGCCGATCAGCGCGTCGGGGATCGAGCCTTCGGTGAAATAATCGAGCTGCCAGAGCTGGCGGCGCAGCGCGATGTTGACGGTCATCAGCACCTGCTGCACCGGCGAGAAACCGTAGACCCGGTGGGCGCGCACGTTGCGCGGCCGGTAGACGATATCGCACGCCGAGTAATTGGCGCTTTTAAGGGCTACATCACATCGGGAATTTAGCCTCCAACCGCGTGGCCAGACCCGACGCCGGCTAAGTCTGATCCGATTTTCTAGAGCGCCTTTGCATGAAGGCCCGCAGCGCCGCCTCAGCCTCGGGCGACTTCGCTAAAAGTTGCTCTACATAATTTCGCAACACCGCCTCCAGCTCCGGCCGCCGTCGCTCAATGCCCCACGTGATTTCGAGCGATTCGGCCGGTGTAAAAAGCTTTCCTTCTTGCTCGTCAAAGATAATACCGCCGGTTGCGCGTGCGTACGCGGTCGCGGCCATCCACGACGCTATTTCTTCGGCAAAGTCAGAAGACCATGTGAACGCAATAACGTACTTCCAATCACGGCCAAAGTTCACATGCTTACAGGTATCCCGCAGTTCACCGAAATCATAGATGCCATATTCAATACTTGTCTCCTCGTCGCGCAATCGGGCCGCAAGATTGCGGCCCGGTTCGGGACCGGATAACCGCAGAGGAAATTCCTCAGCGTCGATGGCTTGTTGCCATTCCGCGACCGAACTAAGTCGCGAGTCGGCCAAAACGCAAATTTGCATCGACATTGTCAATCCTTCCACCGCTCAATTGCCGAGCCCCTGGGCAGTTCGGTTTGGCACAATTCGGAGCGCCAAGCTTTCAAAGCTGGTTCACGGCCCACGTGCAGTTCAATAACTGGCACGTCGCGTCCTATCCTTGCCGCAGCACGGAGTTCCCTCGCTCTCCATGGATCCAGAGTTGCATCCAGCGTTTTGACATCGTAAATCGCGATAATATCTCCAATGTCATTGCGCAAGACAACATCTGGCCTAACTGTGTTTTTAAACGCGCTATACCCTGGAGGCAAACTGAACGTTCGTTCGATATCTAAAGGGCTGATGCCGCGTATGCCCTCAGCAACTACTGCCGCGGCGAATACTCGATGCACCAGTCTGCCGTATCTCTGAGGCTGACCTGGTAAGAGCGCAAGTGTGTTGACGACATTCTGAAGTACTTGCGCAAGTTTTCTTGTCACGGCATCAATCTGAGAAATTCCGGTAAGGGCGCTCGGATCAATTTCGGGTGTCAGGGCGGCGTATTGAATCCCGCTCGTCCACCGCCCGCCATCGGGATTACCCGCCGGCACGCGGGGCTGGTCGACGCTGTATTTTTTCAGCGCCGCCCGCAACTCCGCTTTCGCCAGCGTTGCGGCCGCCTCGAAGGCTTTGTGTAGGTCGCGGGAAAGCGCCTCCAAATCGCGGCGAATCGCGACGATCTCTGCGCGGCGCTGCCGCAGCAGTTCGTCCTCGTCCGGCCCGGCGAGCGTGCGGATCGCTTTGGCGATCTCGAGGCGCGCCTGCATCGTCTGCGGCACGGCGCTCGAGGTGCGTGGCAGCGGAGGCTTCATCCCTAAATCTTTGCATTGGTTGTTGCCGGTCACGGCACCGAAAACGCAAAGCAGATGATGCGGGCGAACCACTCGTCGAAGTCGTCCTTGTGCTGCGGCTCCTTGGTCTGAACGACCTTGGCCGCCGTCTCGCCGGGCACGAATTTTGCCCGCCCGCGCTTGGCCAGGTCGCCGGCGAAGCCCCCACCCTTCCCTCCCCCGCTTGCGGGGGAGGGTTAGGGAGGGGGAATCCTGGAACTGTTTGATCTGGTCCGGCGTCCAGCCCTGCGGCACGCCGATCAGCGCGTCGGGGATCGAACCTTCGGTGAAATAGTCGAGCTGCCAGAGTTGGCGGCGCAGCGCGATGTTGACGGTCATCAGCACCTGCTGCACCGGCGAGAAGCCGTAGACCCGGTGGGCGCGCACATTGCGCGGCCGGTAGACGATGTCGCGCGCCGAATAGTTGACCGCGGGCAGGCCTTTGAGCACCTGCTGATAGGCCGGCGGATAGATCGTCGTGCCGTCGGCGGCGGCAAACGGCTGCGGCGTGCGGCCCCAATCGTCGATCACGCGCTTGATGGTCGCGCCGTCGAGCTGTTGCAGCGCGCAGAGCTGGCCGGAGCGCGTGCGCTGGCAATATAGCGTCGCCGCGTCGATGACGAACATGTCCTCGAGCAGCGCCCGCAGCCAGGTCTTCCAGCGCGTGATGCCGTCGGGCTTTTGGAAAAAGGCCTCGATGCCGGCGATGCGCGCGGTCATGTCGGGATCGATCGCGGCGCGGCGGCGCTTGGATTTTGCATCGCGCGGCCGGATGCGCCAGCGTTGGCGCTCCATCTGGTCCTTGCGCGTCTCGATGACGAGCCGCAACAGATCGTAGGCGTCGGCAAAACCGCGCAACTCGGCAAAACCGATGCTCTCATAGGCGCGCGGCCGGGTGATGAGGTTGTAGCCGGGCGGGAAGTCGAACCGCCTGCCGGCGACGTCGGGCGGCGCGATCGGCCGCATCGGGTCGAGCGGGCCGAACCAATCGGCGCCCGAGCCGCGCGCGA